CAGCGCTGCCTCGGGATCGGTCTCCCAAGGGTTCTGACCTTGCAGGCGCTCAAGCTCGACGTCCTTCTTGAACCAATCAGGCAGATCAACTTCGTCAGGTTCTTTGGAAATGACCCATGCCTCACGCCCATTTGGCAACTGGAGCAGCGTTGCTTCGTTTTTTGCCACTTGCTCTTCAGTGGCAAACTGCTGGCCTTCAGGTATGTATTTTTCTATTGCCGCTTTAGTGTCTTGATTTGACCAATCGCCATAGATAGCAAAAGCCGTACTTATTAATTTTTGACCTTTAGAGGTTTCTATAAGTTCTGTTAAAGATCTATACGTTTGGTCTTCAGATAATTTACCCAGAAGCGCCCTGCCGCTTTCATAGGTCAAACGCTCTACGTCATTACCATAAACTCTGTTTACAGCGTCGTAAAGCTGTGTTTTTACTTCTTGCGGGGCAGTGGCATGCGATAGACCGTTCTCCTTTAGCGCTTCAGTAACCAGCCTTGTGGCTTGTTTTTGAGTCTCGCCAGAGGCGTAAGCAGATACGTTTTTCTCATTGACTAGGTAAGTTTTCCCACCATACTCATACGTGTTGTAGCCAGCCTTCATGGCGGCGTACTCAACGGCAGCCTGCTTGGCGAAGTCGTCAACCGGCTTGAACGTCGTCTCGCGCACATCGGCAAGGCGCTGAGCATAGGTCTCGGCAGTTGCCTCACTGCCTCTGACCATCATCGCCAAGTCATCCATCGTCATGGATGCAGGGTCAAGACCAGCCTTCTTCCAGAACTCCTCAGCCTCAGAACCGAGCGTGGTGTTCTTGTCCTCAACGAAAGCGTTGTACTTCCCGGCGATAGCGTTGCGTGCGGCGACTTCCGAGCCGCCCAGCAGGTCCATCTGCTCTTCGGGGGTGAGTGTTACCTGCCCCTTGCCGATGTCGCGCAGAAGCTCTTCAAGCTCGTCAGAGTCCGTCGTGGAGCGGTCGTCAGCGATGCCCTGTACCTGACTCGTCACCTGCCCGGTATCAAGGCCAATTAGGCCCAGCAGGTCGTACTCGGTGGGCTCGGTGCCAACGGTCGCTTTCCAAATGTCCTTGGCCTCTGCCTCGGTGGTGTAGAGGTTGTCGATGTAATCAAAGGGCTTGCCTTGACTAAACGCTTCACGAAGCTGCGCGTCGGTCAGGCGTTGACCACTATCCGCCCCATAAATTTCCTGTGCATAAGCAATATCTTGCTCGGCAAGTTGGTTGACAAAAGCCTTGTCAGCCTCAGGCAAAAGGTCTAGCGAGCGACTTGCATCGGCATACGCCTTATTAATCAGTTCTTGGGCGTTACTTTGAGCAAGCGCCTCTTTGCCAAGGGACGACATCAGCGTGTTTCTAAACGCCGTCTCTGCACTTCCTCCAGTAGCTTTTGCAGTAGCTGCGCTAATGATCGCGGCACGCAACGGTGCTGGAACATCCTTAAGGTAAGTATTGCCTAGCTGATCGGCACCAGACGTCAGACCTGCTGTAGTAGCCCCAAGGAGAAACTGATTGAGAACATCTCCTTCGTCTTCGGGCGTCAGAGGGTTGTCGCCCATGATGAGCGCTTTGATGCCTGACGAAGTTCCAGCCTGAAGCGCAGTTACCGCAGTCTTGGCAACTTCTGCCGAACCTGTCAGTGATTCAATCTTCTTGCCAATTTCAGCAGTAATACCGCCAGCGCTGTTTGCGATGTACGGCGTAGCGGCAGCAATAGCGGCTGCTTGGATAACGCCACTAAGATCTTGTCCAGAAAGGCCGGCAGTGGTGCCTGCAATGACCGCTTGACCAATAGCTTGCTGCCCGATTGCCGAGGTAACGCCGATAGCATTACCGACGGCAGCTCCAATTGCAGCACCTATACCAGGGTTAAACGATATCGCAGAAAGAATGACAGGGGCAAGCTGAACAAGTATACCTTGCTTGCCAAATATTCCACTGAAAAAACCTTCTCCTGTCGTAACCCGAAGTGGGTCACCCATAGGAGTACCGTCTGGATTGAAGATGGTAAAGTTTTTATCAAACTTATAACCAGGGATGTCAGATTGTTCAATCCTGAAACCCTCATTTTCCATCGCGTTCCTGAATCGCAAAAATTCAGGATTGTCTTCAACTCCAACAAGGTATTGGTTATCAGCAGATCCCGCAAACTTTTGAATTGGCGTTACATCAATGCCGTGTTTAAGTGCAAACGCCTTCCATACTTCATTAACCCAGTCGGTAGAAGTATCCGTTACAGCTTCGCCACCTTCACTTGTCCCTGGGACATTAAGATTTGCTTCCGTTGTTTCGCCGACAGGTTGACCTGGGTACGCAGGCTCCCATACTTGATAATCACCATCGCTACCACTTACAGTTACCCAAGGCATAATTTACCTCAAGTCAAATCCCAGAACGACAGCGAGCCGATGGCCGAGTGTGTGCCGCCCAGTGTGCGGATAGCCAACGTGTAGATGTCCGACGTGCCGCTGATCGTGGCACCGATCTGGAGATCCCAGTTGTAGTCCGAGATGGAATCCACTGATCCTGACACTTGCGCCCCCGATGAGGTGTAACCGTTGCGGATGATGCTTCCACCCGTGTAGCTTGTGGCCGAGAGGTCGTATTCCACATTGGCTGATGAACTGGCAACCCATGAAGCGCCGGTAAGCGTGGGGTTCTTGACCAGCACGATCTCAAACTCAGCGTTTGTACCGGAACCCAGCACCGAGTATCCGTCAGGCAGCACCACAGCGCCAGTCCTGCCAGATGCCAAGCGGATGGAGACCAGCGGGACAAAGCTCGTGCTGATTGCGGCGTTCTGCGTCAGCATCCTGGCGCTGGTGTTCAGCGCAACCTTGCGTTCATAGCCGCCCTCACTGGCGACCGTGGAACAGATCCGCTTGAGCTTTGCCGCCGAGGCAATGGCACCCAGGTTCTCGATCTCGTAGCGGATCGGCAGAATTGCCGTGGTCATGTAAACCGACGTCAGGTTGTTTGCATTCTGGAACGTGTGGCAGATGATGACCTGCCCATTGATTACGAACCCGCAACGGACTGACCCAACGCCCAGCCACTCAAAGTCCTGCCAGAAGATCTGCGTCTTAGTCACGTCCACCGTGAAGCCTGAGTCCCCGGTGCCGTTGAGCTTGTCGCCGTTCCAATCAGCCTGATCCACCACCGTGTCAACCGCCACTCCGGTGACGTAGGTCCGGCGAACAACACTCAGCGTTGACCCTGTGCGCTGGAGAAAAACTCCGTTCTGAGTGTTGAAGTACCCGATGCGCATGCGCAGGTTTTCCTGCGCCGCGCTCATCACGAAGGTGTTCAACACCAGCAAAGACTTACCCGGCTGGTAGGCAAACGACCGCTTGGTCTGAGCGATAACTTTGTCACCAGAGGCCGTCGTGGTTTCCATGTCCACTGTGGACTCATTAGCCACGTAGGTCGATGCACCAGAGCCCGTCAGTTGGGTATCAAAGTAACTGTTCTGCGCGTAGCGGTTCTGAGAGTCAAACAGCGTGTACGGTTGTGAAAACCGAGCGCGTCCAAACGCGTCAAGCGCCGACCCAAAAAACTGAACGTTCACAGGTTGCGCGGCCACGATTTCTCCAAGCAGGTTGTCTAGTTGGTTGAAGTACAGGCGTAGGACGCTAACAAGGTTGTCAATGTAAGACTGCTGATATTCGGCGGGCGGCTTTGGTAAAGCCGGAGCCTTAAATCTTTTGACAAGATTGGCCCAGATGCTCATGACTTACGCCCACTTTGGCGAATGTCCATGCGCGGAACACCCAACTGCCATTGCACTCCAAGCGCGTCGGACTGCACTTTGAAAGCCAACTGACGCCCACGAACACGGACGTTAATCTGCTGCGTGAACTGTTCAATTGGCACCGTTGTTGACCGCGTCACAGTGCCGCTGCTGGAGCCACCTTCTGACTGTGGGGTGTTGTAACCAGAACCAGAGTTTTGCAACGGCAACAACGTCATCGTCACTGATGGAGACGCGGCAGTAGACCCTGTAAACGTGATATCTGGCAGCATACGCCAGATAAACCCAAAATTATGCCCATCGTCAATGTCAGTTTCTGATGATGTGATGTAGGCATTTATGGGGAGTTGAGTCGGGTTTTCGCCATTGTCAACGCCTGTCTCATGATAGATCAGCTTCTGGTTATACGCAGCGGCAATTGGAACGGCAGCTACCGTACTTGCATCGACCCAAGCCGTTCTTGACATTGTGCCGTAGTACCACGCCTTTTCGATGTAGTTGTAAACAACGTACTTATCGACTGTGTTTGAATTCTGTGAACAGTAGAACCACCATACTTCATTAAACTGCTCAACAGTAGAACAAAACACTTGATCTTTTTGCTGAGAGTTAAAGTTTGAAAAAACATACAAACGCAAGTCGCAATTAAGCGTTTGCGTCCGCCCATCAAACATATAAAACTTCTCGTCGCCCATCCAGTAGGTAACACCAGCAGCGGTTGCCCACGCTCGGTCACTGACGATGCTGACGTTGTCTGCAAGGATCTGTGAGCCCCACACAATAGGCGGACCAAGGTACTGAAGCGAGTACATCGCCGTATCAGTCCAGACTAAAAACTCTTGTCGCACCTGCGCAAAGGCTTTGATCTCAGTACCGTGTGACAAACGTAAGCTGCCAGCTTGGTTTGTGGCCGCTGGATACCAGTTGATAACGGATTCCTGATCGCTCCAACGAATCAGCATTGGATCAAGATCAGTAGAACCAATTTCATTAGTTCCAAACGCCAAAACAAATCGCGATGCGTCTGACACTGCACGGTAGTTGGCAACTGAAGGCGGAGCTTCAGTTCCCGTGGGCGCACCGGGCAGGTCGCGGATATCTACACCGCGCGTAGTTAAACCAACCGATGAATCCCAGTAGTAGATGCCGCCACCCTTGGGACCGAATATCAGGTCTTGCCCAAAGTTGTAGGCGTTCCAAAGCCGGATCTGCGTTGTGCCAGGAGACCCAGTGCCCCATCCACCAGAACCCCATCCACCGGATCCCCAGCCTGTCGTGACAGTAGAGATAGCTTCACCAACATGAATCTCATACTGAGCGGTTACAGCACCGCCGCCATTTCCAGAATCAGATGCATTGGCAGTCGCAGAAGCAACGAACGTGTACGTGTTTGCGCCCGTAACCGTTACCTGATGATTCGTATTGAGCACTGCGGCAGTGATGTTTCCACCTAAAGAAATAGCACCGCTAAATGTGACGAAGTCGCCAGTATTGGCACCATGCGCGTTGTCGGTAACCGTGATGACATCAGACCCTGTACTAGCTGCAAAAGTCGCGGTATTTGTCGTGGTGGCGCGAATTGGTGTTACGTCAAAGAACGCCCCGTAGTTGACGTAGTATTTCAGGTTCGTGCCAACGCCGATGTACCGCTGCCAAGGCCACAAGGATCGGCATACACCCAAATAGGTGTAGTCATTTATGCGTTGCCAGCCGCCAATCTTTTCAGGCTGTCCCGAGCGAAACCGGACCTTGTCGGTCTCATACCAGCCGCCCTCCGCCGCATAGCGCGTGTTCTCTCGAAAAACTCCGGGCTTGAATCGAAGGGTTTTCAGCGGCATAGTTAAAACGGTCGAGCGCCGTTCCGATCAATGATGAGCGTCTGCCTGCGATTGCGTGTCGCAAAGCTGACATGCACCCATCGCGAAAACTCCAAAATGCACTGGTCGAACAACAGTGGGCTGTCTTTGATCTTGCGCACAATCTCTTCTGGCGTGCCGAACTTAGGGCATGTGAAGTCCACAGCTTCGCCGCTCATGTGCTGGCTGTTCGCTGAGCCTCCAACTGCCTTGTTCACCTCGGGGCTGCGGTAGGCGGAGGAGACCAACACTGGCTTCCCACCCAACAGGTCGCGCACGTCCTCCATGCACCGAGCCGTGGCTTTGAGTGTCTCGTATAGCTCTGCCGGAGGATCGTTGTCCAGTCCGAGGCGGGCAGCCGTCTGGCTCTCTGTGAACTCGGACAGCGCGAAGTTGGGCGAGAGCATCATTTGGAAGCGACTCCCTTGGCCTTTTCAAACGTCCTCAAACCACCAATACCCAACATGCCCGAGAGTACCACCCACAGCAGATCGGTGTCCACTGAAGGTGGCGTAGGCCAGCCCTGCGTCGCGCTGAGCCAGACCAGTACCGGCTGCCCAATAGCGGCGTAGAACAGCCCTAGAGCCCCAACCCACCCCACAGCAGGCCTCCAGCCAGCAACCCACATCGATGGGTGCGCAGCCTCTTTGGCGTTAATCTCAAGCTGGGCGATGACCTGCTTCAACTCGCCCTGCATCGCCATGGCGAGGAACTCTGCCTCGGCCTTGCGCTTGGCCTCCTGATCAGGCAGAAAGCGGTCGATCAGCGTTTTGCCGACGTCGAGCAGCGGGGCGAGAAGGAGTGGGTTCATAGGTCACCTCACATCGGCCATGTTAGAACTGGAAGCTCAGGAGCGACCGCGTCATAGTTATCAGGTAATCGGCGCATCCCCGAGTCGGCCTGACCAAAAATGCCGTATAAAACCTCCCACGTCCTGGCCCGTTGATTCTTGCAGTATGTCCCCTCTGTGTTGTACTTAGCCACATCACAACCGGCGTAATCACACGCCGACTTGATATCGTCATAGCCGCGCGACTTGGCAAAGTCGTCAAGACGTTTTTGCACCGACTGACTGATGCTTGCTTTGATTGCTGTTTTGGTTTGATCTACCTCTTCTGGTGTCATATCCACCAGGGACCAAGTCTGTCGCCACTTGCCATCAACAAGTTCAGGCGTGCCTTGCACCGCCTTTTGCACCTGAATATCGTAAGGTGCTGGTTGAGTCAGCACCACAGGGAACATGCCCCAAGACGCCACGATCTCGTCAGATAGCACTCCAGCAGGAAAACTAACATTAGTGTTATCCCTTCGCAGATCAGTCTGCGAGTACGGATACTTTTTAATCTGGGCGTCTTGAACAAGTATATAAAGGCTCATTTTTAGTCCTTAAGAGTACGTTTGGTTGTTGTCACGAAAACGCCAGACTCCATGTAATGTAAGGAACTAGGGTACTCGGATTAGCAAATTTAGCGCCAAAACCTGAACTAGACCACGGGTACACTGATAAATTAGGGGCTAAATTATGGCCGACTGCAATGGCTGAACCGTCTCTTGAAAAGGCAACTGCAAGTGCGTAGCCTGTGGGCAGAACCGATGGGTTTGCGTACTTTGCTCCAAATCCGGCACCTGACCATTCGTATACAGTAACGTATGGCGACCCATCATGGGCAACGGCCAATGCATCCATGTTTGGAGAAAAAGCAACTTTATAAGAGTTGCCAGCGACAGGAGACGCAGGGTTTGTAAATTTTGTTCCAAATCCAGCGACTGACCAAGCATAAACTCCTACGTATGGGCTTGATCCTGTCTGAGCTACAGCAACCGCACTTTCGTCTGAAGCAATTGAAAGACCACGACACGTACCAACAGACGGTGTTGGCGACGTATATCTTGCACCAAAACCACTAACCGACCATTCGTATGCCGTCAAATTTCCGGTAAAAGACCCCGCTGCAAACAGCGTGTCTCCGGACGGGGAAAACTTCACGTCGTACACATAAAAATCCGGCGTCGAAGCTGGATCAGGATATTTTGCGCCGAATCCTGAAGACGACCATTCATAAACAATAATGTATGGCGCTTCGGTTATGCCAAGCGCTACGGCATTCCCGCTTGGGTGAAAACTTATAGCTTGTACTTGAGCACCAGATGGGAGTGGGGTTGCTGGGCCAGCAAATTTGGCACCGAACCCAGATCTAGACCATACATATGCATCTATAGAATCTGTCGATCCAAATGCAACCGCATCAGAATTATTGGTAAAAGCCGTGCTCCAGTAATTAAACCCTGTCGGTGGTGTTTGCGGATCAGAATACTTTCCAAAGAACCCCTGTTTGGTCCATGGATAAACTGCTATACCGCTATTGTATCCAACAGCTAATGCCTCGGATACATTTTTAGCCGATTGAATAAGTAGCTTAGACAACATTATGTGCTACTCCCAGTGTAAGACCCGTATAGTGTTGATCCTACTTTCCAAAACACCAGCACATCAGACGCAGTTAAAACAGGTGCAATTGTTCCTGGGACGGAAACCCATGTAATTGTTGGCCATGTAACTGTATACGTACTGCCTCCAGAAAGCATCAAAACAATACTTTGACCGGCAGAAAGTGAATCTGTAAATGTAATGTTTCCTGACAAAGTGGATGTTTGAATGGATCCATTGGCTGGATTTAGCGCAACCGATCCAGAAGTTGCAAGTGTATAAACTTCTTCTGTATATCCATCATTGATGACAACAGACGAAAGTGTCTTATTGCTGAGGGTCTGCGTTGCGGTCGGCGTAGTCACAGCTTCGCCATTGACGTTCAATGAAGCGAAGTTTGATACGGCTTGTACAGCATCAGTCCCGTTCACCCGAAGGAGCATGGATGCACCGTTAGGTACAGCAACGCCGGTTTGACCGAATACCTTGACCGTGGCCGTCTGCCCGCAAGTGTTCGCGACAAAATAGATCTTGCTAGTGGAAGGAACAATCACATCCCTTGCAGCGCCGGGACTACCCGTGATGTTCAGCACCATTTTGCGTGCTTGATCATCTCCACCGTTTGCGACTGATAAAGTTACATTTCCTGAAGTGACGTCAACCGTTGCAGTGCCAGCAATCGCGGCGTCCGCTAGTTCTGTAAAACCCGTATTAACGGTGCCGCCCCAGTTAAGATCGCCATCGGTCGGCTCAACAAACCGCAAAAGGCTTGAATAGGTAGGCATAGCTCTTGACTTTTAAGTGTTTACAGAAACCCAGTTGGCCGACTGGACAGTGGGAACTAACTGCCAAATGTTGACATTGCCAATTGCGCCGTATCCGATCACGCCAGTTGGTAAGGCGCTGGCTGCACCAGTTACCACCACAGAGCCCGTGACGCCGGCAGCATAAACATTGGTGACGCTGACGACAGTCATAGCAATCTCCTCTTAGCCGATACGGATCAAAGCATCTGTGGACGTGTTGGCCGGGAATTGGACAGTAAAGTTTGCTGCTGTTGAAGTCTTGTCAGAACCAAAATCCAACACTGCAACGGCTTTGTTTGACTTGCTTGCGTTGTAAACCAGAGCACCACGGGCGGTGATTGAGGCGGTAGACCATGTTGTGTCTGAAAAATCGACAAACGCGGTCGTGCCAGATAGCGTCACTGTCGTGCCAGATAGCGTGTTGCCGCCTGCGGTGTAGCCAACGCCAGACACCTCATTAGATGCTGAGTACACGGTTGTTGCTGCGCTTAGCGTAGCCGAAGACGTGTACAGAGCAATCTTAAATGTGTCTACATCAAAATCATGCTCACCCTTCAAAAGCTCCTGCTTGAAAGATGAGCACATTGCTTGAGAAATTGCCATGACTATTCCTTAGGTTGGCTTGATCCGAGTCTGCCCACTTCTGTATGCATCCTGCCTCAGCTTTCCATCACCAAGGTTCTTCAGCAGCACAAGCGACTGTCCAAACTCTTTGTCCATCATGGCGACGATGTCAGGCTCTTGCTGCATCCAGCGGGCCGCTTCGCACATGACCGCGTTAAACAAGACACTGTCAAAGTTATCACCCAGCCAAGATGTGCCTGCTGTGACAATGCTTTCTGGATAGTAGAAGTAGTGAAGCTCTGCCGTCAGCGACGCACTGGGCGTTGGGCCAAGCATGAACACCAACTCGTTGGGATTTCCACTGTCCGGACCAAACACGGCATAGTATTTGGGGACACCTGTTGCAGACGGGTTTGGAAACGACTCTCTAAGGAAGTTGACATCCTTGTTGAGAAGGTAAGAGTAGTTTCCACCGTTAATTACCGCCAAGCTGTAGACCGCCATAAAGTCAAGCGGCGCTTGAAGATACGGGTTGCCGGATGACAACGTGCCCGTCATGTTCCGTCGCAGCGACGGAAGCTGAACAGCGTTGTAAATCTTTTGCTCCGCTAACTTTGTCAACGTAGCAAAGTCAGACGAGGAGAACGTGTTCTCCACGCCATCCTGAACGGC